ATAGTGATTTCAAAACCAAAACGCATATCGCTTGCTGCAGGTGTAGACCATTTCATATTAGTTCTCCTAAAAATGTCACAACGAAATGTTGCAACTGGATTATATATGGAGAAATATACAAATGTCAAGCAGAGAAAATCATGAATCTGTGGTTGGTTATTCTGTTACGAGGAAACCAACCGAAACCCTAAGCAGTGTTTAGGCTGCTAATGCGTACTCATAAGAGCTGTCGTTTGCATTTACGTTTGTTTTAGTTTTTACACCTACTCTGGTGGGTAGCCAATTAGTTTACTGGTTTGTCAATCGAAACTGGTTCATCCCCATCAAAAGAACTCTTTAGTATAGTCTATAGCACTTGTCTGTCTCTATACAGGGTGAAGAATCCTTTTGGTGGAGATGGCCGGTACTGCCCCGGCGTCTTGCCAACTTTTCAAAAAATCAGTTTACTACCATTCTACAAATTTGAATGAATTCATTCACATGAGTATCATCCAGATTATTTTTTAACCAATTTGCAGATACACTTATGTATCTTACATTATTTTTCACATAACCTTTAGAACTATCAATTCTATCCAATGATGCTTGATAGTTCTTATTATAACTGCTTTCCAATTTTAAGTCAACCTTTGTGATGGCACATTTACCATTTTGTTTTTCCCAAAGTTCTTTTAAGTGAGCTAAATCCAAGTCAAAATGTCCTTTTGGTTGTCCACCTTTATTAGTTCTAGTTCTACAACTTTTTAATAGTGTTCTAAAGGGACTATATTCATCTTTTTTGTTACCGGCCAAACTTCTGACCATTTTTTTGTTTTCTTCACTATGCACCCAATCACCTAATTTTTCTTCTCTTGTGTGTTTTGCGTGACACGACAAAGAACAATAAAGTCTCCTGCCTTTTTTTTCGGCCGATTTTACGTATCTTGTTTCTTTTTCAAATTGTTTTTCACAACCATCACAATAAATTAACGAATAACTTTTCATATACACCTCCACTTTTATTTAGTGGAGTTGAAGATTCTAGTGACTGTTTTTTCGGTAGAATTCAATGGCTTTCACCAAACCATCTATATGGTTTTCCGTTTTTTCAATAAACAAGCCAGGTGGTTCATTATCAATCGCCATAATAGTCACCAGCTGATTGATAGGTTCACCAACTAATTCTTCATACATCAACGAATATGCTGTTTCTTGCCAAAAATAATCTAAAATGTCATCACGTTGCTTGATTCTCTTTGAGGTCTTAAAGTCAATCACCGACAGTACACCATCAAATTCACCAATACAATCAACACGACCAGCAAGACCTAATTGTTCAGACCATAATGCCTGTTCTTGGTAATGTATGTTGTCAATTCTGTCCAATAATGGCACCAAAGCGATAAACATCTCTCTGGCATCTGGCATAATGTCACCTAACTTATCATTATTTAGGTATCTTTCACACAAAGTATGAACATTAGTACCACGGGAACTGGCCTGCCTGGAGATTTTGTTGGCTGCTTCTTCACCCACACGCTTACGCCAAGCCATAATAGATGCCTTCTTCTGAAGGCCAATGACTGTGGTTACAGATGGGAGTTTATTACCTGCTGGTGTGACATAGTATCGTTTGCCATCAGGAAATGTTTGTGAAGTTAGGTCTGGTAATACTTTAGGTGGACAATAATTGAACATAATATACTCATTGTTAAAATTTTATTTATTTGAAGAAAGGACCAACCATCCAAGTGACAACCGAATATCTTTGACCTTCTTCTACATCTTCTACGCCATGTAGAATGAAAGATGGGAACACAATAACAGTGCCTTTTTTCTGTGGTGGATAATATTTCTCATGGCCATTCATCAAAAAGAATTTACCGCCTTTGTAATCATCATTCAAAAATGCCAACACGGTAAGTTTTCTTGTCTCGTCAGAATGTTGTAAGAATGTATCAACGTGAGCAACATATCTACCACCAGCAGGATAGATTAAAAATTCTGCCTGATTGGCATGAGTGATAATAAATTTCCATGAAGATTGATTGGCGGCTAAACCTGCAGCAGCCAAACGACCACCAATGTCTTTGTATGTTGGTAACATTACACGTTCAACATTACGAATTTCTTTATTAACTGTACCTGTACCAGAACCAATCACTGGTTGTTCTTTTGGTACCACATCCTTGGTGTATAACTTAATCAACATATCGCAAGCATCAGGTGTAAGTATATCATTAAACACCCATTCACGCAACTCCTGTGGTCCGGGTAAATTCAAACCAGGTCTTTTGTCAAACTTCCATTCTGCATGAGGACCATTAACATCAACATAGTGTAGGAACACCTGTGCTTGCCATTGTCCTTCTTTATACTTTTTACGCCAATGATGTACTTCACATCCACGGTACAATACTGCATCACCAGCTTTCATTTTGATTTTATTCTTTATGGTCTTATCTTCATTACCCATAAAGATTGGCCATACCTCACCTTCAAAACCAAGTGTAAGTGTGACAGATATTTCACATGATGGTCTATCGGTGTGGTGTTTTAGTTCATCGCCTGGAGCATACAACCGAGCATATGAATATGTTGGGTGTAGTTTTTTACCTGATGCTGCTTCAAAGTGTGGTAACAAATCAACAAGTAATTTATCAAAAGCCATGGAACCATGCACGGCTTCTGATAATGGACACTGGGGGTCTTTTATTGTTTGTTGTTCTTTGACTAAGAGTACCAATGCATTTGTCAATTCATGGCATGATTCTAATGCAAGAAAGTCCTGCAAATGCACATATCTATTCTTTTCAAATAATTCCACTGTATTCATAATAACCTTTTAATAATTAAGTTTGTTCTGGTACTGGTATTGGTTTAATTGTCTGGTCTACTGTATCGTACCAGAATTGATCTTGTACAATATCATCACTACAGTCTACCCAGAAAAGTGGCGGCGCATGTTCAATTTCAACATCGTTTGTCCATGCAACTCTGTAACCAGTTTCTCTTGGTTCAATTGGTGAAATAAGTGCTTTTTTCATTTTAATAAAACTCCTCTACGATAATATACCCAGATCCGCCCGCACCACCGGGAACGCCGCCAGCAGGATTGGTACTACTACCACCACCACCGCCACCATTTATCCCTCCTTGGGCAGCACCCGCTGCGCTTCCAGGGCTAGCATGTGGAATGGGGCTTCCGCCAATCATGCCAATTATATTGGTTGACCAGCCATTAGAACCACCTATACCTGCCGATTGGGTTATCACCTCACCCCCCGCAGCACCAGCAAGCCCATTAAAATTTAATTGCCCTCCTGTGCCCGTCCCTCCTGACGCTCCTCCCCCGCTATATGTGGGGCCGTGAGCTTTATTTGCCGCTGTACCCCCTGCCGTTGCGCTTATTAACGGACCAAATGTACTAGGAGATGCTGACCCAGCCACACCAACAGTTACCGCTATTGGACCAGGAATAGCTGGTGCAGAAAATGTTCCTATAGCTGTACCACCTGAACCTCCACCACCAGCATTTGCGCCGCCAACACCGGGACTGGTAGATCCACCATTACCACCTGCACCAAATATTGTTACACGTATACCTCTTATTGATGATGGTTTTGTCCAGGTTGCCGGTGATGTATATGTATATGCAATTACCGAGGTGGTAGATGTGGGTGGGCTGGAACTAGCTGTATTTTGTGAAGTACCATCACCAAATTGAATACCGTTCTCCATAAGTTTTACATTTGCCATTTATTATTCTCCTATAAGGACCACTATATTTATCCTGTCGTGTCTATTGGATTAGGCTTAATTGACTGGTCCACTGGGTCATACCAAAACTGGTCTGCCACTACATCAGCGGCGCAATCAAACCAAAACATTTCATCGCTGACAGGAAATATTACTCCATCATCAACTACTTGCGCTACTCTGTAGCCTGTATATCTTGGTTCAATGGTTGAAATTAACGCTTTCATTAATAAAACTCCTCAATAATTACCACGCCTTGGCCGCCAGTAGTGCCGGGAACAACTGGCACGTTAGTACTTGTGCCGCCAAAACCGCCGCCACCGTATAACATTGCGTTGCCATTATTTGATAAAACAGAATTCCCACCCACACTAGGAGCTGGGGAACTCTCATTTATACCACTGCTGCCTGATATATTTATTTGACCACCTGACCCAGCACCACCACCGCCCACCGAACCTATTTTACCGCCGGGGCTAGAACTTACTTGGTTTGTGCCCGCAGCGCCCGCTGAACCTGTAATAACCGTTACAGGCGCAACTCCAAAAGAAGAAGCTGCGCTACCGCCGCCAACTGTATAGGGTTGTGGGCCGGGTAAACTTGCCGCTGGATAATACCGTTGAGAATAACCGCCACCACCACCAACACCGCCAGTTGCTGGGCCCATCGAACCAACTGGGGCTTGACCACTACCTCCATTTCCACCACCACCAACAACAGTGACTTTAATTGACTTTACTGTTGCGGGTTTTGTCCAAGTACCTGATGTCGTTGCAACGATCATTGTGTTAACACTTGTACTTGTTGATGCTGTATTTTGTGTGGTACCATCACCAAATGTTATGCCATTTGCGCTTGTTATTGTTGACATATTATTCTCCTATAAGTAACACTATATTTATCCATCAAATTCCTAACTTATCACAGGCTACAATAAACGATTTTACCAAAGAAGAACGAACAATATCGTCTGGTGTAAATGTAATCTCACTAAATTCATCCATATGTCTTGCCACATTTAGAAATTCTTTCAGGCCGGATACATCGTGCTTTGACTTAATCAGGTCATTTTGTTTCAGGTCACCAATAAAGATAATCTTTGAACGATGGCCAACACGGGAAATTACAGAACTTAATTCATGGAAGGTCATTGATTGTGACTCATCTA